ATGCGATGTCCGGGAGCAAGGATTATTGGAACATCGGTCATTGCAGATTATCAGCTTTTGTTCAAAGGAAGCATGACAGGTTCTTACCTTACCATTGAACCAAAGGACGGAGCAGAAGTTCCTGTGGCAGTATGGGAGGTAACCGAAACCGATGAGATGGCACTTGACCGTTATGAAGGATATCCAAACTTCTATTACAAAACAGAAATGACCCTGGATATCAAAGGCATCAAAACAAAGAAGGTGCGAAGACGAGAGGCTTTCGTCTACATCATGCACGAGGAAAGAAAACTTGGCATTCCAAGCTGGTATTATGTGAACACCTGCCTTGATGGATACCGAGCCTTTGGATTTGATGAGAATTACCTTTTTGATGCGATCAGGATTAGCAGGAGGGATACACATGAAGACTGAAGAACGAAGAACTGCAATCTGCCCCAAGTGTGGGAAGGAATACCACGGAAGTCCGGCTCTTTCAAGAGTGGACAACACCACTTACATCTGCCCCGACTGTGGAACAAGAGAGGCTCTTGAAAGCATCGGTGTGGACAAGGATGAGCAGGAAGAAATCCTGAACACCATTCATAGCTGCATGGGACAGTAACAACTGAAAAAGAATACTTTTCGGGACTCCACCAGGGGTCCTTTTTTCGTGGAGGTGATGGCGAATGAGAAAACTGAAAAAGTATAAACCCACGAAGCTTATGGCGAAGTCTTCTCATTACGATGAGCAGATGGCAGATTATGCCGTCAGCTTTATTGAGGAACTATGCCACACCAAAGGAACGTGGGCGGGAAAGAAATTTGAACTGATAGACTGGCAGGAACAGATTATAAGGGATCTGTTCGGTGTGCTGAAACCAAACGGATACAGACAGTTCAATACAGCCTATATTGAAATTCCCAAGAAACAGGGGAAATCGGAACTTGCAGCTGCCGTTGCACTTCTTCTTTTATGTGGTGATGGAGAAGAAAGAGCAGAAGTGTACGGATGTGCAGCAGACAGAAACCAGGCAAAAATCGTATTTGATGTTGCCGTTGATATGATAAGGTTCTGCCCAGCTCTTATGAAAAGAGTGAAGATACTGGAATCGCAGAAGAAGATCATCTATAAGCCTACCAACAGTTCCTACCAGGTTCTGTCGGCGGATGTTGCAAACAAGCATGGCTTTAATACACACGGAGTAATCTTTGATGAGCTGCACACCCAGCCAAATCGAAAACTCTATGATGTAATGACCCAGGGTTCGGGTGATGCACGTATGCAGCCGTTGTATTTTCTTATTACAACAGCCGGGAATGATACGAACTCCATCTGCTATGAGATACACCAGAAGGCATTAGATATTGAGGCAGGCAGAAAAGTTGACCCTACCTTTTATTCTGTTATCTACGGTGCAGATGAATCGGAAGACTGGACAGACCCTAAAGTATGGAAGAAAGCAAATCCATCACTTGGCATTACCGTTGCCATAGAAAAAGTAAAAGCTGCCTGTGACTCTGCAAAACAGAATCCCGGAGAAGAAAACTCCTTCAGACAGCTAAGACTAAATCAGTGGGTAAAACAGTCGGTACGATGGATGCCGATGGAAAAGTGGGATGCCTGCAACTTTGCCGTTAATGAAGATGACCTGGAAGGTCGTGTATGTTACGGCGGACTGGACTTATCCAGTACAACCGATATTACGGCATTCGTGCTTGTGTTTCCACCACTTGATGAGGATGACAAATATATCGTTCTTCCTTATTTCTGGGTGCCGGAAGACACCCTTGACCTTCGAGTGCGAAGAGACCATGTTCCCTATGATCTGTGGGAGCGAAAAGGCTATCTGCAGACAACGGAAGGAAATGTTGTTCACTATGGCTACATCGAGAATTTCATAGAAAGTCTTGGTGAGAGATTCAACATCAGAGAAATTGCCTTTGACCGTTGGGGAGCAGTACAGATGGTTCAGAACCTGGAAGGCATGGGATTTACCGTTGTGCCTTTCGGACAGGGATTCAAGGATATGAGTCCACCAACCAAGGAACTGATGAAGCTTGTGCTTGAACAAAAGATAGCACACGGTGGTCATCCAGTTTTAAGGTGGAACATGGATAACATCTTTATTCGTACTGACCCGGCAGGAAACATCAAGGCAGATAAGGAAAAATCAACTGAAAAGATTGACGGTGCCATTGCAACAATCATGGCACTTGATAGAGCAATCAGATGTGGTAATGAAGTGACTGAATCAGTCTACGATACGAGAGGATTACTTGTCTTCTGATTTGACGATGACAAGTTTTCCATTTTCGCAATGAACAGAGACTTTATCTCCTTTGTGGAATCCGTAGTCTTCAAGCCAGAGACCATTGATACGAAGTGCAGGAACATCCTTGCTGTTATATCCGCTGACTGTGGATACAGTAAGAGTTCGGTCAGCTTTTTGAGGACGTCTTCGAGTGGTCTTGTCTTTTCCACGGGTTCTTACGAAATCGTATGAATACATAAATTATCAACTCCTTTCTATGGGAAATAAAAATAAACGGAGGAATAGCAATGAGTATTTTTTCAGGATTATTCAGAACAAGAGATGCTCCTACCAACAGGACAAGCGGCAGTGCTTATTCGTTCTTTATGGGCAGCAGTACTGCAGGAAAAAATGTGAATGAGAGAAGTGCTATGCAGATGACGGCAGTATATGCCTGTGTGCGTATCCTTTCGGAAGCAATCGCAGGTTTGCCACTTCATGTTTATCACTATAACTCAGATGGTGGAAAAGAAAAAGCATTAAATCATAATCTTTACCGATTGCTGCATGATGAGCCGAACCCGGAAATGACAAGCTTTGTTTTCAGGGAAACGCTCATGACACACCTGCTTTTGTGGGGCAATGCCTATGCACAGATCATAAGGAACGGTAAGGGTGAGATTATTGCAATCTATCCACTGATGCCGAACCGTATGAGAGTTGACCGAGATGAACACGGACATCTGTATTACGAATATCAGGTAAGCCAGGATGATGCACCTACCAACAAGGGTTCATCGGTAAGACTTGCACCTGATGAAGTGATGCATATTCCGGGACTCGGCTTTGACGGTCTTGTTGGTTACTCGCCTATCGCAATGGCCAAGAATGCAATCGGTCTTGCAATTGCAGCTGAAGAGTACGGCAGTAAATTCTATGCCAATGGTGCTGCTCCAAGTGGAGTGCTTGAGCATCCTGGAACATTGAAAGACCCATCAAAGGTAAGGGACAGCTGGTCACAGACTTTTGGTGGCAGTGCAAATTCGCATAAGGTGGCTGTTCTGGAAGAAGGAATGAAGTACACACCGATTTCCATTTCTCCGAACGAAGCACAGTTTTTAGAAACAAGAAAATTCCAGATAGATGAGATTGCTCGAATTTTCAGAGTGCCTCCACACATGGTAGGTGACCTTGAGAAGTCGAGCTTTTCTAATATTGAGCAGCAGTCACTTGAATTTGTGAAATACACTCTTGACCCCTGGGTTTCAAGGTGGGAGCAGAATATGGCTCGTTCTCTGTTAACAGCAGAGGAAAAACAGAATTATTTTATCAAGTTTAATGTAGACGGACTTCTTCGTGGTGACTATCAGAGCCGTATGAACGGTTACGCCACTGCAAGACAGAATGGCTGGATGTCTGCCAATGACATAAGGGAACTTGAGAATCTCGACAGGATTCCTGCAGAACTCGGTGGTGACCTTTACCTTATCAACGGCAACATGACCAAGCTTGAAGATGCAGGTATTTTTGCTGCAAGCCCGGATACATCAGACGGAGAGGAGAAGACAGATGAAGAACAAGAAGTTCTGGAACTGGAAGAGCCGAAAGACTCTGAACCAGGCAAACGAAGAAGTCGCAGAACGAGTCCTTGAGTTACGCGGCACCATTGCCGAAGAGAGCTGGTTTGATGATGATGTTACACCACAGCTTTTCAAGGATGAGTTAAATGCCGGAAGTGGAGATATTACCGTATGGATTAATTCTCCGGGCGGTGACTGTGTGGCTGCGGCTCAGATCTACAATATGCTCACACAGTACAAAGGAAATGTCACAGTGAAGATTGATGGTATTGCAGCATCAGCAGCATCGGTCATTGCGATGGCAGGAAACACAGTGCTTATGTCCCCTGTTTCCATGATGATGATTCATAACCCTGCAACTGTAGCATTCGGTGACCATGCAGAAATGCAGAAGGCTATCGATATGCTTGCAGAAGTGAAAGAGTCCATCATCAATGCCTATGTGATTAAGACTGGTCTTTCCAGATCAAAGCTTAGTCACTTGATGGATGCCGAGACCTGGATGGATGCCAACAAGGCCGTTGAACTTGGCTTTGCTGATGACATCATTACAAGAGCAGAAACAAAACCGAATACTGATCCCGAAGAAGAGGATGTAGATGAAGAAAGCACCGAAGAGAAGGAAAAGAAACCTTCCGATTCGATGCTTTTTTCACGCAAGGCAGTAAACAACGCTCTTATGAACAAGCTGGAAAAACACTATGTCCAGCCTAAAGAAACAGTAACAAAGCAGGCAGAGATTTCTGCACCTGCAAACAAAGGCACTCCTGCAAAAGAAATCAAGGAGCGTCTGGACTTTATCAAGAAATTCATTTAAGGAGGAATTCTA